CCACCTATATCTGTAATTGTTACTGTAGCATCAGTACCTTGATTTCCACTACTAGAAGTTACAATTCCAACAACATCTCCAATCTTATAACCATTTCCCATACTATTAACAACCACACCTGATATTACCCCGGCCGTAGCTGTTGTATTTAATTTAAGACCTGAACCAGATCCTATTATATTAAACGTATTTACAGCACTTGTGGATACATAATCAGATCCCCCTGTAGTAACCGTGACTGTATTAACAGAATTACCAACACCAACAAGAGTTCCTACTACATTATTATATGTAGATCCCAACATTGTTCTTCCTGGTGCTAATGTTGCAATACCAGCACTACCAGAAAGTAGTGTAGTAATACCAATTGATCCAGTTTTAGGGAAAGTAACAATTGGATTTCCTTCCAATTTTTCTGCACTTATAGTTGGATTATTAAAGAAAACAGTTCCTGGAGTCGTCGAGAATTCTGCCTTATATAATCTAAACTTCAAATCTTCTAATTGACTTGGAGACCAGATAGATCCATTTTGTGATTTAAATAAACTACCCAATGCCCATTGCTGAGAATAAATTTGAGCTGATGCTTGAGGTAAATTCTGAGTATTTACAGCAGTTTCACCCATTCTGGCTATCCAAACTTCATATTGATCAGTAGTTGGAGCAAGAAGAACAACTGCATATTCTCTTCCAGGTGGTAAATAAATTGGTTCAGGAAATTTAACATTTGTAGCAGTTTCACCATCAGTAGAAGTAACAATATCTGAAGGATTTAATGTTACTGAATTTCCAATAACATTCATAGTTGGAGTTCCCAATTCCACAGTTCTTAATTCAACAGTTAATGGATGACTTCCTGTAAGTGGTTTAGTGGCAAAAAAGACATCCACAGCGCTTATGAAAACACCAAATTGATCATCATCTACTCCCATATCAGTAGAACCTGCAGTCCTATTAATAGAAAAAGGTGCTTGAATATTCCCACCAACAGCAAATGATTGTGCTAAAGGATCAACCTGTACAAAAGTTCTCAATTCTACATTTCTTCTAGTATTAATATTTGTTGTTAATTGCTCTAAGGTGGTAAATGTACCTGTAGCTTCATATTGAGTTTGGGCACTTGATATTAATTTAGATCCTTTTAATGCTTGTTGATTAGTAGAACTACTAGAAAGTCTATATGTCTTATTACCAGTCCTAACAACTACACTAGGAGCAGGTTCAGTATTTGGATCTTTTAAGAAAAATGTTCCTATTAGTTCCCCAGACCAATCAGAGATTAATCTAATATCTTTTACATATGAAATAGCTCCACTAGTCTGACCAACCAACTTAGTCCCTACGGTAATATAACCACTATATTCAGTAATACTCTCTTCTGCCAATGAAACAGTATCAACATTTAATACCTTAGAAGAAGAAGTATATTCAGATTGAATAATTTCAGTAGAGGAATATGGATTATATCCAAAAACAGTTGTTGGATTATCTGATGATCCACTCTTATGGTTAGATTGAGCAACTCTAAAACTAATTACTTCAGTAAGTGATCCACCACTAGTATTTGTAATAGAATATCCTTTGACAGTTTCCCCTTTCTGAAAAGTTCCTGAAGATCCATAATTTTGTAAATTACTATCATTTGCTATTTCAATTAATTTAGGAACAACATCAATACCAGAAATACCATCTAAAAATTGATAATGTCTATTAAATGGTCTTAATGCTTTCGCATCAAACATAGTATTTCTAGACCTCATAAATGTATCAGCAACATCAACCCTTATATCTTCAACAGTAGCAGATGTAAGTACTTCAGTAAAACGAGTAACAGTATTCCAATTTCCCTCTCCTCGAATTACATCTTCAACTTCGTTTCTATTTTCAGTTCTATTAGCTAATCTAACAGTTCTAGTCCAAGTGTCTCTTGCTGGAGTTAAAGTAAGATTTCCAGTAAATGTAACTACATGAAATGGGTTTACATTTTCAACTCTTGTCGCTAATAATTGTGAAATCCATTCTACCTCGTCATATTTTAAAGTTACTGCCTCCCCTGTTTTTTGAACTCCGGAATCCAATAAATCAAAATTAGTACCCATCTGATAATCTTGATCTGTAGTACTTACTGCTGGCATTAAAAGACTGTCCAGAGTATTTTTCACAATAAGAGGTCTTATCTCTTCTTTATTATTATCTACAGTTATTGAAGAAAGATTTAAATCAATAAAAGAAGATGTTTTAAAATTATCTACGAAAAATCCACTCTTAAATCTATTTCTTCCATTAGAATCTTGAATTGATAACGCTTCTGTACCAACCTCAAGTAAGGATAATGTTGTTACTTGTTCAAGACCTTCAATTCTATCTTCAAGTTCTCCAATATCTCTCATTGTATATCTTCTATTATCAGTCAAATTGACTTCTATATCACTAAAATTATAAAGATATGGAGGTAAAGTGAGAGTAGATATCTCCATAGCATCAGTAAGACGTTCCGGAGGTTGAGGATTAATAGAAGATTGGCCTTTTTGTACTGTTAAATGACCATATTCACTTAAATAAATTTTATCAATTCTTCCAAGATAAAATTCATACCCTAAAAGACTACTCTCATTAGCTGCAATTAAAAACTTTGGAGAAGTATTAAAAGTAGTGGTTTTCCAACGATAATCAAATGGTGATGAAGTAGTTACACTAAATGGATCCAATCTTGGTCTAAAATCTAATGTATTATTAGCTCTTACCCCACCAATATCTACATTATTTCCACCAATAAATGGAATATCATTAGAATACCGTTCTTTATCATAACTCAATACAGTAAATACATCTCCTGTATCATTTGAAGGAACAGTATAATAATCATAAACAACTAATACTTGTCTTGACGGTATTGATGCATTTCTAACTCGATTTAATCGAGAATAATCATAAAATTGTTGTTTTTGTCCTTTATCTAAAGTAAAGGAACTTGTAATATTTTGATACTTACCATCCCCTGCACCTTCATTAATAGATTGAACTTGAGTATTAATATTGGATTCTTGGAATACTACTTGTTCATATTGAGAAAATCTTTTCTCATTTAAATACACAACTCCTAATTTATTTGTTCCACCACTAGAAGGTGTAGATCCATTATTAGTAACAACTCTGGCAATAGCATTAGAAGTTTGACCTACTATATCTTCACCTATCAATGCATTTGTTCCTACAACAGCAGTTGCTGTAAATGTAAGCGTATCAAGAGTTGGAGCAGCTGTAGTAAGAGATTCATAAACTGCCAAAACCTTAACTACATCAGGAACATTTAAAGATATTGATTCATCCTGAACTCGTAATCCATATGCATTCCCATTATATGTTAATCCATCATCAATATCGGTCCCTAATCCTACCGTTCCTGATTGGGACAAACGAGATTTATCTACAGTTAATATTTGACTTCTTTCATAATTCTTTATTTTACTTTGAATTCCCTGTTTTTTACCAGTTATATTAATAACTCCATTAGTATCAGTAGAATTTAATCCTGTAAATTGTGCTTTTGAACCACCACCCAACAACTCAAATCTATCAGAACTAACAGTTCCAACTCCTGTAGTACTTCCATAATGATATGAGTATCTATTTAAATTAAAGGAATCAAAGAATGCTGTAGAAATAGCTACACCGCCACCATCTTTAACATCACTGAAACTAATGGTAGAAGCAGATCCAACCGCATCAATACCCGTTACTTGTGCTGAAATACTAAGAGTTGAAGATGAAAAATCAACTGAAGAAATATTAGATTCTGGAAGTACTTCATAAAGACCTGAATGTGTATCATCAATAGTGGGAGTACCTAACCATACCTGAACACCTCCACTAGGTAGAGCATCACCTTTATATACACCACTTACACTCTGACCTGGAGCAGCTACTGTTGCTGATAATAAATTAGATGCAATAGCAGTTACTCTCACATAATAAGGAACTTCTAAACTTGCAGTGCTACTAGTAACATTTCCTACAAGTATATCACCAACTTTAATTCCCGTAAGGGTACGACCTTGAGATTTCAAAGTAGTACTTGCTATCTCCACTCTCGTAATCCCATTAGGCATAGATACTGCTTCTAAAGATGAATCAGCAGTGAAATTCTTAATATAAGGAGCACTTGCAGTTTGTTTTACTGATCTAACATCACGAGCACCATAAGTAACAACAGCTGTAATAGATCTAGGAACTGAATTAACCCCATTAATTAAAATCTGCTCACCTTGAATAAAAGTACCTGAAGTTTGTCTTAAGTAAACAGTTGTACTATCACCACCATCTGCTGTTGCATATCCAGTTGCACCACTACTCTTACCTTTCACATAGAATGATTCAGCAATTTCACTATTACTTACTGCTTTATTTAAAGTTAATTTAGTATAAGTCTGTATATCAAAAAGACGAAGATTCCATTTATTACTTGCACCACTATATACACCATCTTTAGAAGAAAATGAATATACTCTTGCTTCTCCAATAACTGTTCCAGTTGAATTTAATTGATCATATAAACTAATAACATTCCTATATTGTGGTTGTCCTTTAACATTATTAACTACTAAAAGACTTCCCATTTCAAAGGGAACACTAGCACTATCTACTTTTTGGATTTCTCTTGGTTTATCTACATCTAAAATAGTTACAGAATCTGTTACTACATCATATCCACGAACATATGCTTCTCCACCAGAAACACTATAACACATCAAATCATCTGAAGGAATATTACCCTCATCTGTAGTCTGATTACTATAAAATAAACCAGCATTACCTAATCTATTGTTTAATGAATTATTAGCATTTACATTAAAAGGTTGTAAAGAATAATTTCCAGATTCTTCAAATGTTCTTTCAGCTAGATAATCTCTAATTATATTATAATTTGTCTTTGTTGTAATCTTTCTAATATCACCATTATTAATCCGTAATATTTCAACAAAATCCGTATCATTCCTATCAGTAATCTCTTTTTTAACAAGAGTTAAAGTAATTTTTAATCTATCTGCACCTGGAGCAGCATAATTAGTAAATCCCTTTGCATTATCATATAATGAAGGATCATCCTTTGCTGTAATTATTTCCTCATTAACTTGCAATCCAACCCGATATGAAGGATTATTAGTATAATGATCTAAAATTATAGTTTGTTTGGAAACATTGACAAAAGTTCCTCTAATAAAATAAACTCCATCAGCCACAGAAGCAGCAGAACCCACTGCTAATGCATCAGAAGATATTAACGTAGCAACTGCAGTACCAGCATTAAGTGTTGTATTACCATAAACTACATTTTCTTTCGCTATTAAAGATTCACCATCTATAAATGTACTTCTAGATGGATCACTAACTCCTGCATTAACATACTTCACATATATTGTTAAATCATCTACATTATTTCCATCAGGTAAAGCAATATAATCAACACTGGCCGTTACACCTGATACTTGTCCTTCTACTGTCTTACCTATAAGATTATCAACATATAAAGAAACATCTGTTCCAAATTGTGTAGAATTAAGTTTTACTGCATTAAATTGATCATCAAATGTAGGAGCACCTGGAATTACAATGGAACCCTCTTTAAACACATGGGATCCAAAATCTTCTATCTGATTTTGTAAAATAGATTGTAAAGTAGTTAATTCTCTAGCTTGAACTGGATATCCTGGTTTAAAGAGAACTTTATAAAAATTATTATCCGATTCAAAATCATCATAATATGGGCTAATATTTAAATCTTTTTTCTGTGCCATGTTTCTTTAAAATTCCAGGATGATTTTGATGTCTTCTTTTTGTCTCGTGTCTCTGGAGACTATCTTTCGATTGTCTATGTAAATGACATCGCCAGTTGTTTTATTTATCTCTGGATCAGCAAGACCACTAGTAAAATTAACTCCTAAATCTATTTGTTTAGATCCAACAGTTGTTGTGATCCCACTAAACCCTGTTTGAACTGTTTGATTTGCCGGACTACCTCCAGCAAATTTAATTGCTCTATCTGATGACTCAAATGCTAATACTTTAGCACCATCACTCACACCCCTATAATCGATTTGACTACCTGATGATTGATTATAATATAAAGATCTATCTTGATAGTATTTCAAAACACCTGTTTCATTATCATAAGAAGCAACATAAGCTTTTACAGTATCCCCATCTGTTTTAACTTGAGATATTGAACTCCCTATAGAAATAGAAGAACTATCAGTAAAAGAAGTAGTATCAAATTTAATCGCACCTAAAGAAGAATACTGAGTTCCAGTAAAAGTTACTCCTATAGAAGTAAATGTTGATGGATTTCTTACAATTCCTATTTGTGAAAACTTTGCATCAACAGGAAAATCTTTAGTAGAATCATCAAATCGAGCATAAACTAATACTCTATCAGCTCCCAATTCTTTGTAAATATCATATCCATGACCTCTAGACGGAGGTATAATTACTATTAACCGTGCAGGATTATCTAAGGCACCAGTTCCTGTGGGTTGGAAAGATCCTAAATCCACCATTCCATAAGTA